CACTACTACCGCACGTCGTCTCGAAGCCCAATTTCGTGATGGCAATTATGGTATGTCCAGTGAGGCAGCTTTGGATCCTAACCAAAAGGAACTTATAGCATGTGCCGTTTATCGAAATGTGTACAAGGTGAGTGCTATACGTGAAGGGAGAACAACAGTCCTTTATAATGCTTTCTTCATTAAGGGGCGTTGTGCAATGATTCCTTCACATGGCTTCTACCGCTTGCAGCAAGCCGAGGATGTGGTGTTCAGTAACGCAGGAATGTCAGAGGGATATACTTTTCCTGGTGACTATTTCTGCGATAAGGAAAATTACACTGAGTTGGTTGATGCGAGTGGACGTACCAAGGACGCCATTATGATAGTACTCCCGCGAGGTTTTCCCTCTCAGCGCGATCTGACACCTCATATTGTTCGTCAGTGTGACCTAGGATCTTATCAGTCGTTCATTGCAAGTATACCGTTACTCAACCAAGTTGGTAATAAATGGGTACATACAGTTTATGCCAATATTAGAGCGACAGTGGATACCAAAGCCATGTATACTTACACACTTGCTTCTGGTAAGGAAGGGCAAATTACTCTGCGCCATTCTTACATGTACGATACAGATACAGACAAGGGCGACTGTGGCGCACCACTCGTGGTCGCTAACACCGCGCTGGCACGAAAGATCGTTGGTTTTCATGTTGCTGGAGGAAGAGGAGTCGGGTGTGCTACATCATTCACACTCGAGGATGTAAAAGCATTGTTGCGACATTTTCCACTGGAAGCGCAAATTCACTTAGAATTTGAAGATGTAATATCGGATGACTGTACATTACCTGAAGGGGATTTCATACCTATCGGAAAAATAGGGAGGAATTATGCCCCAGCATTGAAATCAGCTCTTAGAGAAAGTCCCTTGCATGGTGCCCTCGATCAAATCACGACAGCACCATCGGCACTGCGGGCTTTCCGTTTAGATGGGGAATTAATTGACCCCTTATCTAAGGGTTTGAAGAAATGTGGTGTGTCACAGAAATGGATAGACCCGGAAGATGTGCAACGTGCTACGCAACACTTCGCAAATCTCATCTTTTCAAGCACAAATGCGTCCTTGCGCCGTGTGCTAACCTATGAGGAAGGTATTGTTGGAACAGATGATCTCTTTTTAGATCCC